TTTTGCATAATGCAGTCTTATCCGTGCCAAACCTTGCCACATCCAAACCCCATATTGGCCTAATGTCGGGCGTAACCTCAATGTCTCGATGTATGGCGCTCTCGGCGACGTGAAACGGAATAATCGTATCATCGTCAGCCATTGGGAACTCGCCAAGCACACGTATGCGAAACGCATTGCTATCCTCGCCGTAACGCTCACGCATTTCTTCAACAAATTCTGTGGATACGAGCGGGCTATCGACGCACGACCATCTGCGCGTCCACCAGCTCTTAGCCATGCGTGTTTGGCTTTCAAAGAATGTGCCAGAAGACCGCGTGGGGTTAGATAGGAGTAACGTGGTTGCGCTGTGGCCTGACATTGAGCCAGCCGCAGCTTCGAAAACTTTCTCAGGCACACCTGATGCTTCATCTACCACCAATAAAACATTCTCAGAGTGAACGCCTGCTAGTGCCTCTGGCGTTTCTGCGCGTGACGTTCTAGCCGATATGAAAGCCTCTGACGCTGCCGACGTTAGCTCGACGCGGTCTGATTTTGTGGTAATCAATTGCTGTAGGTGGGGTGGCAACTCGTTAATCCATCGTTTTAGCTCGGCAAACAATGCGTCAAACAACTGGCTGGACGTGGGGGCTGTGACGACGACCTTATTGGGAAAGCGTAAAAGCAAAAACCAGAGCATAGCCCAAGACGCGGACGTTGACTTGCCCGTGCCGTGGCCTGACCTGACGGACATTTTACGCTCGCCGGATGCTATGGCATTCAGAAATTCTTCCTGATAATCGTATGGCGTAGCGCCTAGCACCTCTTTGACGAATAGCACTGGCTCGTCCCGGTAACGCAGGACAAACTCTTGTAATGGGTTATCACTCATCTGATACATCCTTGTAATCTGCGTCAATCGTCTTTGCTTCACGCTCACGATCTTCGCGGTCTATAGCCGCCAAATCAGAATTGACTTTGCGTAGGGCGTCTAGGTGCATGTCACCCACGGATATTGTCACGTTTGTCTGGGGTCTGTTGCCGTATCGCTCTTGGTTGTACGAGCCTGCCATGAATTTACGCCACTGCACCTTCTCTCGTGTGGCGGCAATCTCACTGCTGGTTGAGCCGCCATCCAAATCATCTACCATTGTTAAGCCTTGCTCTACGAGGGCGTCCGCTGCCTCTTGGCGGGCTTTGGCTAAAGCGTTGGCATATTCAGGGATAGTCTTGAGGGATGTGCTGAGATATTGCCTCGAGCAGTCATATTCTTTCGCAAGGGCTGTGAGGGTATTGCCAGAGGCTATTTGCTCAAACAAGTATTCAGCACCACCTTTGCTCAGTACATCAGCGAGTATTCTCCTGCGTAACGCTTTGCCTGCCATTGATGCTCTCCTATTTTTTTTAAATTTTACAGTAGTTGTGCGTTATATTGCAAGGGGTGTGGGGGGCTAATTTTTGGCTCTCGTGTGCGTGAGATTATACACACACACTACCCCCGTAGAATCCGTTGACGGGGGGGGCTTCCACGCTGCGCCAGATGTGTAGTTTCGCCTAAATGGAACAACGCATAGCTCATATTGGCTGTATATTGACTGATATTAGGCTAACCCATTGTAATCATTAGATATACTGTGGATTTACCTGTGTATGTCCGATAATGTATATTATGTTAACTTTCAGTTTATCCGAAAGTATTGACTATAGATTTGCTTATTGCTACGCGGATGCGCGCCTGTAACAGTGCGCCAATGTGCTTTATCGCACGCAATATACACGCATTACCCACGCTGTTATGCCACCAGTAAGTTAATGTACTGTCTGCTCTGCTTCCTCTAGCACTTGCTCGTGCAGCTCTATGAGCGCCTCTGCTAATGATTGTAGCACAGTCTGAGCTGGCACAATGGTAAGCCTATCAGTTAGGTAATCGCACAGCTTGTTAAGTTCGTTGTCCGCATCATCACTGTCATCACAATGTAAATCTAATGTTAAGTTGATGATGAACTCAGACAATGTCTTGCTCCTTGAAATGTGGGCGTGCAGTGAGGAAAGATAACCGCACGCCCTAGTTAAGCGGGCATCGCATTGAAATGCAAAACAATGCGTCGGGAGGAGAAGAACCCGCTAACTATACTATGCCCCATGAAGGGCTGTTGTTCAAGCCTATCCAACCTCATTTGATAGCTCGTGAGCCAGTGCAAGATAGCCGCACCCATCAATGCTACTATCCTCATGCACACCATTGCGTAACCTCGCAATCTTCAGCAGCGCCATCATGTTTGCCACGTCAGCCGCATTGATCCGCGTGCCAGTGTAAGCCGACCACATGCTCGCAATACATCCAAAGTTATCCTGCGCGCTTCCGTACTGCCTCGCCCTATCCCCGGTAATCAATTGCTTTGCCGTGTTCAACACCTCAGACCTCATCATACCATCACTACTCATCTGCTTAACCATTGTTCATACCCCGTTTCCCTAGCTCGTCCCTCGCTTGCCACCAAGCCAGACATTTGTTGTTCTTTTCTTTCATCTTATGTTCCATAATTCTTTACCCCGATTTTACCTATCTCATACTATTCGCTTAACTACATACTAATATACTATACCTAAAGGTATATAGTATTAGTAGTAGATTGGTTACGATATACTAATTGTAATTAGTAGTTGTCCTGCTAAGTGTTTGATATTGTTGTTACTAATGCTAATTAGTAGGTGATTAGTAGGTTGCATTTTAGCTCACTTTCCCGAAATCATCGCAAAACCATATAAAGCCCTCATTTTGCACAATATGACCCGCACTTGTGAGGCCTGCAATTGACTGCTTGTAGGTTTGTGATGGGTTAGCCACGCCAGCTACTTTGCCCATAAAATGCTTCTTAATATCCTCCTCTTTAATCACCCAGAACGTACTTGGCTCAGGCCATCCCACGCCAGCAGGGTTTGACATTCCAATACCCTCGCCTCTTAGCTGTTGGAAGCACGTCTTAAATAAGATCTGGTTCTTGCCCTTGATAACCCTCTTGTTGGCCTTCTCAACATCATCACTGCTTGCCGGCACAATCACACACGTTGTCACTGGATCGCCATCAGCGTCATGCCCTAGCTCGATGACATTCAACTTAAAGTGAAACTTACGCCCACCCTCGAGATCTCTCTGCTTGGTGGATAATGCAGTGCGTAACCCTGTCGCCTCGTCGTATGACAGCTCTATCTCAGTCTCAACAGCAGCTCTCAGTGAACTATGACCACGAGCCTTCGCGTCCAAGTTCTTGCCAGAGTGATGCACAAGCAATAGATGAGCGCCTGTCTCGCCGCGTATCTTATCACACGCTGATATAACAGCCGTTGATGATGCAGGCGAGTTCTCATCGCCACCGGGCATTGATCTGGATAGCGTATCAACGATGATCATTGCTATGTCGCCATGCGCTCTCTTCACCTCGTCACACAAATCAATGATAAGTTGCACGTCAGCATTTTCCTCAAGTAAATTTACCGGCAGTGCGCGCATAGCTAATTTAGCCTCATGCTCTGGATATTGCTGGCGCAAGGCCACGATCCTATTATGCGTTGTCATACCGCCCTCAAGAGCCAGAAACAGCACCACACCGCCCTTAACCTTGTTGCCATGCCAATCTTGCCCCGCAGATACATGCCAAGCCACATCCTGCACAAAGAATGACTTACCCACGTTGCTTGGCCCATACACCATTGATAGCTGCCCAGCGCCAAACCAACCCTTAACGAGATAACTCCTGTCTAGCTGTGGTATTGCGTCGCCCGGGAAGAACACCTGATCTAACAAGCTTTTCACTTCTAATGCCTTGGCAGTCGCCTCTTTGCCCTGATTAATCCACATATCAGAGAAGTCCCAGCCGCCAATCTCAGGCACAATTGATTGCACCCCATGATCAGCAACGCACTTATCAATGGCCTTGAGGCCTGCCTCGTCATTATCACCCGCAATTACCAAACGCAGATTAGGGCGTGCCTCTAGCAGCTCACCTACCACAGCCGTCATATTGCCCGCAGATAATGCAAATACTGCTGGCCTACCCGTCGCCATATTCACTGACATTGCAGTTGCCCATCCCTCGCATATGTAAACCAGATCGTCTAATTTTCCGCCAATCACGCTAAAATTACCAACAACAGGCATGCCAGTGGAAAATTTCTTTGCGCCTGTCGGATTAATGTTCTGCGTGCCTACACGCTTACCTTTTGCGTTTATTACAGGGATAACCAATATGTCACCCTTTATAGATGCATTGCCAAGCCCGATCTTTTTCTTAATCAAATATGGATGCGTAGCCTCTGCCTCTGGTTCAGGCCAACTTATGTTGTATTCTTTTGTCAAAGGCTTCTCATTCTCGTCAGGCCATAACCTCTGCCTTCGCAGCGCATCTTTTATGCCAGCAAAGTCTGAGCATTTACGACAGCTAACCATGACTTCACTTTCAGCAGTTTGCTTTATCCAGAACCTATCTTCACCCTGACATACCGGGCAAGCGCCATGATATTCACCTATGGCTGTCTTTTTCAATGATAGTGCGCTTATAATTTTATCTGAGTATCTATCCCAGCTTGCATTTGGAAATTTCGTATTTTGCATTTTATCCCTTCCTCAGTTTATCGGACATGGTGGACATGTCTCGCAAATGTCCTGTCGTGTCCGTTAGACAAAACCTCGTAAAGTTCTGTCTAACGGCATGTTTAATTAAAATGGAATGTCATCTTCCAGATCATTAGATGGTGTTGGCGTAGCTGGTGGCAATCCAAATGGGTCTTGCTCCACACCATTTATTGGTGTTGCCCCACCAGAAAATCCGCCTGCAACTTCAGTGAATGGATCATCTGCTTCCTGCTTTTCAGCCAGCTCCAACACTTGCACTGCACGTAATCTCAACGACACGCCATTAATTGTGCCTGTGTTGTATGGCACGATTGTCACTGCAATATTTACAGTTGACCCTGTTGTCAGCTCAAATCCGTCAGGCAATTTCTTGCGTGATGCATCGACCTGACGTGGTGGGTTTGTAGCTTCGCCAGAGTATGCGCCTTTTAGTTTGGCTTTGCCAATCCAGTGACCTTCTTTGTTGTCATCACGCTTATATGGCAAGCTGAGTGGTTGATCAGGCCATTTGCGTTTGCTAGTCTCCAACGCCGCCGCATTTTTGTATGACTGCATACAGATGGTGTTCAGCTCTTTGCACTGCTCACCTGTAAGGTTAAACGACATCTCGTAAGCCGCCCCCTCATCTTTTGGATCGCACTTGACTGATTTGTAATCTTCTTGGTCAAATCTGTATGTAGCGTTTAGTCTTGGATATAGCGCTTTCACGCCGTTTATTATGTGTTGCATTTGGCAACTCCTTTTTGTTGTACGCAGTACCCCTGCGCTGGGATTAGTTTATAAGCCGTGATCTTCATCAAGATAAGCTGGAAGATTAATTGTATCCAGCTCAGGCCATCCAGTGTCAAAAGTGTTTGTATCTTGTGCCACTTTGATTTTTCGCAATGTCTTGAACATCTCTGCCTCGGCGTACTTATTATATTTATCTGACATCTCATAGCAGGCTGTAGCGTATGAGCCTTTTTCAGTAGCAATAAATATAAAATTTGTAGTTTCAATTTTACATAGCTTTAAGATGTACCTGTATACGCAACTTTGGAGATCATAACGGAAATTTCTCACAGCCTTATCAAAGCCGCGATAAGATGCGTCCAAGCATGACTTTAGGTCTATTACTATGCCAGCCTCTTTTAACAAAGCATCGGGGCGGCATTTGAGTTCTAATTTTGTCTCTGGGCATGTTACTATGAAACTGTATTCAGCCAGCAGATCTTTGTTAGTTAATAACTTCCTTGCCATTTTGTTTTTTAGGCAACCTTGACGCATCTCGCTACATTG